GGGGCAAGTGTCCTACCCATGTTTCCTGAACCATTTTGACCAACAAGAAAACTGACCTAAACTGACCAAAATTCATCTAATCCACTTTTCCTTCACCTTTAGCAACTAAAAAAGGGGCAATTTGCCCCTTTTTGATTTGTATGCAGTGTTGATGTTTGTTAGGATGCCCCTGTAAGGTATTTCCTGCCTTCAAATTCCTTGCTTCTCTTGCAATACAGGTTCACATACCATCCACCACTTTTTAGGGCAAATTTGAGCATATTTTCAACGTTGTTAATATTCCTGTATTTTCTTGGTGGTATTCCCGTTTCAGGTTTAAAAAAAATAATGGCAGTATAAAGTTTCATTTTGTTAGAAATTTTCTATTTTCGTTGTGAAGGGAAAGTGGTTTTTCGTTAGAAAGATCATTTGTCAAGGTAGGATCAGGTAACTGATCCTATTTTTGTTTGTATATATCCCCTGACTTAATAATTGATCCATCAAGCAACCAATCTTTCAAAAGTTTTTTACAAGTAGTAGTTCCCTTTCCTGTAAATTCTTCAAATTCTGAAAGCATTTCAGAATATTTACGTGGTTCATAAAGAATCCTGTTAATTAAGCTGGTTTTTTCCATTCCAAAAATATAGGTACCAGTTTTTTCCTGTGTATTATTTGCCTGTGTCCAACTGGTGCCTGAATAGTAAATTGAAATAGGATTAAATTCATCAGAGGATCTTAAAAAAGTAGCTGATAGATCTATAGTTTTGTTTTCCTTATTCTTTTCAATTTTCAAAACTGATTGTGCCTTGCGATCTAAATAGGATCCAATATGACCAATGGAGTTTTGATCTTTTTTACCTAAATGCAGAACGCAAAGAATCAATAAATTGTGAATTTTGGTTATTTTTTTCAACCACTGAATAAGAAAAAAAGACTGCTCAACTGAATTAAAATCTGAAATAAGATCTAATATTCCATCCAGTACCAAAATTGAGCAATCAGGGTTTTCTTGCAAATAAATTTCAATCATTTGTTGAATTTCATTAGGGGAATCTTCCCGAAATAAAAATGAATCAAAATTATGGGGCAAATGATCAGTAATAATTTGTGTCCTGATCCTGTCCAATACCCTGTAATAATCAAAATCTGAAGATTCAGTATCAATATAGCAAATTCGCTTCCTGTTGGGGGGAAAGTTTAATTTCATCCCGAATATATCCCAAGTGGTAAAAGCTGAAGCAATTGCACTGGTGATAAATGTACTTTTACCAGCTTTTGGTAATCCCTGAAAACAAACAAATGACTGCAAACAACCTATGTTTTTACCATCAATAGTAAAAATTATATTTTCATCAGGCGGCTGGTAGTTTTGTTTAAATTTCCGAGATAACAATTTTTCGTGTAGATCATTTGTCATTGGTTACACGTTTTAAATTATTATTTTACCACTTTCCTTTTCACCTTCAGTTTCAAGATATGCACAAAATTGTTCTGCTATTTGATAAGATTCAAAAATCAAATATCTTATATCTTCAGGTGAAAGATCTTCAACATTGTTTTTTCTTAATTGAGTAGAAAGAATATTAAGTGCAGTTGTTTCCAATTTGGAAAACCCCGCCATCAGGATTACTTGCCCAAATTTATCTTGCATTGGGTGAACTGGCATTGCTGGTAGATCTTTGTTTCTTTGCGACATTTTTATTTTTATTTAAGGTTAAACAATAGGGGCAAAGTGCTTTACCAACCTTGCCCCTGTATTGGGTTATTGTGAAAAGTTTTGAGCAATTAACGCACATCATTTTGTTTTGCGGAGTTGCGATCGTTTACAATTGCTTCATATCTCACAAAATCTTCCATTGCGTATTTCATAGAATATTTACGCAAAAAATATATTTTACTTAATCCTTCAGATGGATATTCTGCATTGGAAAGCAAAATAAAAGGTTCATTTGCTGAAATAAATACTTCAAAAAAATATTTGCTACCATTAATTGTGTAAGGCTTCATTGTTAAAAATTTAATTTTAGATCCAAAATTTGTTGTTCGTAAAGATCAATACTTGCCTGTATTAACAATCTTAATTCATTTATTAAAGATATATCAGTATTTAATTGTCTTAAAACATACCCAATCTGACCTGAATTAAAATGTATCCTAATATCTGAATAATCACCAGCTTCCTGAAACTTTTTCAATATATCAATTTTGTACTTGATATGCTCAATCTCTAAAAATGTTTCCCGTAAATTGTTGTAAAGTTCCATTGCTTAATTATTTTGCATTTCGGCATATCTTCCAAAATGATAACCAATGTGAAATAATGTTAATTCAGAAGGATAAAAAATTTCAATTCTTCCACCATCCAGTTCAGTGAAAGGAATGTTCCGATTGATCAAAAAGGTCATCAGACCATAAAGATAGTTGTGGACTATTATGCTTTTTTCTTTTTTTTCTAACATTGCTGAAAAATTTAAGGATTGATAAAATTTGTAAAATAATCAGTAGACCAATTGCAATAGGAATTCCTATTAATATCAGATAGATAACTGATATTATCCAAGCAAGTATCCTGATCATAAATTATCAGCAAAGCAGATTAGCAGACATCCTAAAACGATTAGGATAATTTGAATTGTAGTTTTTTTCATTTGTTTTTCGTTTTTAAAGTTAAAAAATCATTTGTTACTGCGATATTAAATAACTTTTTTGGAATTTTCCAAATTTTAGACAAAAAAAAGGGGAAAATAGAAATTTTCCCCTGAAAAAACACCTCATTTTATGAACCTAAAACTATTTTAAGAACAATTCACGTTCTAATATTCTACGATTTGTAAGACCTCTTACCTCTTTTCCCTGCACCTTATTCCATCTTAAAAATTGATCAGCAACCAGCCTTTTATTGGCACGTTGGTTTAATAACCGCAATAATGTACTATTAGCAAATGCAGCAGTGCCTATGTTATATGCCAAGCTGGTCATAGCTGCTAACATATTTGGAGTAACTGGTACTTTTATAAGAGTTCTTATTCTTCTCTCACGTTGTGCAACATCCATTTTTAACCATCTTTCAGCAGTCGCACGATCAATAACATCACCTTGCTTTATTGCCTGACCTGTATCTTTATTGATGGTAGAACCAAAACCAATAGTCCAAATGCCTCCAGTATCAGGATATGACTTTAATTCCAATCCTTCAAATCTTTTTATTATGTTTAATGCACTCATATTTTTACCAAATAAAAGGATTAATAAAAGTCCAATGCCAATATATATGTTTCTTTTACTGAACATCACTATCCTTTGCCAATAGACCAGTAATTGCAGCAGCAATACCAGCAATCAAAGTAATCCAGTTCTTTTGCTGAATTCCATCTAAAATTAGAGATCCACCAGCAATAGATCCAAACAATGAAGTTTTAATGTTTTTAAGTATTCTTTTCATATTATTTCTTTTTGAGTTGTTTAATACCAACTAAAATAGATATTGCACAGGATATTGTACTTGCTCCAAGAAAAACAATATTTGCCAATTCAGATATGTTTTGCACTCCTAATAGGGAAAACAAGATAGTACTAAATGTAGCTATATGTGTTGTGTCAGTTTGTGTCTGCATTGTTCTGTTCATCTTTAAACTTTTCAGCTATTTTATTAAATGCCTGAATAGCAGTAAATGATTCATCTATTTTAGAAAATACACCTTTACTGGTAGCAAGATCTAAAATTGCTTTGATAATTTCAAGTGCTTGTTTTTCGTTCATTTTGTCAAATTTTAAATTGTTATGCAATCAAAGTTAAATTAAGTTCATCACAGATCCATACATAAGCAGCTTGATTAATATCAGTACTTTCTCCCCATAAAGAGTACTCTGGTTCTACCATAGTTAAATTACCTTTAGATAGTAGATTTCCACCAGTTTCTGATGTATAAATTGCCCAATAAAAAGTTGCACTATCTAAAAGATTATCATTAATAATATAAGCATTAATCCAAGATCCTGTTTCTGAAGATCCATTTGCCCAAATTTGTACTGGTTGAATTTGTTTCATTTTTTTTATTTTATGCGTTTAATAAAGCAATTTTGTAATTAGTTCCATCTACATTTACTATTAAATGCAAACCAGCTGAACCACCAGCAGTAGCAGCACTTTGTCCATTAATTCTCCAAGAACCAGTAACTTGTAATTTTTCACCAGTATCAGTTGTAGATGATAATAATAAATTACCTCCTGAAGTAAGTGTCATTTGGGCGGTTGAAGAAGCACCTGCTGCAAATTTAATTCTTCCACCACCTACATCATTTATAAATGCGTAATCACCTGAAGAATTATATATATAACCATCACCTCCTGAAATTATTTTATAACTTCTACTACTTGAATATTTACCAGTACTTGCTTGTCCTGAATTTGATGTGAAAATTAAATTTGATTCTGAAAGTGCATTGTTATTAGTATTGGAAATATTAATAGTAGTTGGAAAATTTTGATTTTTACTTACAGTTAAATTATCATTAAACAATGAAGTTCCTGTAACTTGTAATTTTTGACCAGTATCAGTTGTAGATCCTAATAATAAATTTGATGCAGTAGATATACGCATCACCTCACTGGCATTAATAGTCTGCCACATTCCAAACAAAATAGCACCTGAACTGGCAGTGCTTATGCAAAATTGACCAGCAGTTGATCCTTGAATAAAATTATTAGTAGCAGTAGCAGCACCAATAACAAACCTTTGTGAACCTCCACTTTGTGCATTATCTATTCTTAAACTTGGTGAATTAGCACCAAATATTTGTATACCATTATCGGCATTAGATGATCCAACAATTAATTGCCCTGATCCACCACCACCAATGGCAGCAGTACCAATGTAAGTTGTGCTGGTAAATGATAAACCAAAACCACCTGAAGATACTACCCTATTACTGGTTAAAGTATCATTTGCAGTATAGATAGTATTTCCACCACCACCACCTGATCCAGCAACTTGATCCCAAGCAGAACCAGTATCCCTAAAAATTCCGTAAGGACTATCAGTAGCAATAAAAATTCTGCCAGCAATACCAGCAGCTGGTCTATTTGCAGTTAGATCAGAATTGAACATTGGAGTCCCTTTCTGATTCAGTATAGAGAGATCCAGTGTTATCATCAGATATAAAGTTTACGAATTACTATAAGTTGATTTCCTGTATTAATAGGAGTTGCAAATGTTAATTGGTATTGTGTAGTATCCAGTTCACCTCTATTGCCTGAAATTCTCAAAGATTGATTTGGAAGCAATGGAACTTCAGCAATTACCAAATTTGTAGTTCCAGCATTAATGAAAGTAATATCGTTGCAGTCAGATCCTATGTTTGCAGTAGTATAAAATACCTTTGTTTCAACATAGTATCTCTGATAGGCTTCACCAGTAGACTTGGAAAACTTATTTTCCTGTTCATACATTGCCCTTTCATTTGCCCTCTTTGTATATGCTAATTTCAACTTATCAGCTGAAATTTCATCCTGTATGTTGACTTGTAAATGTTTTGGATTCATTGTATTAAATTTTAGCACATATCAGGAAATTGACCAATACCACGCAATACCAATCCTTTGCTTAAAGCAGCCGCAGTTTGTTTAGCTGCTTTTCTTTGTTTTGAAGTATATGCAGAAGTTTTTTCTCTAACAATTTTTCTTTGTTTAGCAGATTCAGCAGCTTTTTTAACTACTGGTGCAACTTTTTTTACTGCTTTAATCACTCTTTGAATTAATGAAGGCTTTTCAAATTCTTCAGCAGTAATTTTTTCAGGTGCTGGAACATCTATTGTATAGGATGGTGCTTTTCTTCTCATTGATAGCAACAAAATTGCAGCACCACCAGCTAACAGGATATAAATTAAACCTTTATTTTTCATTTTCTACTTTTTATATAAGTTGCTATTAAATATGCACCAATACCTGAAATCAAGATCCATTTACCATATTTTTCAATATAAAATGGAATTGATCCTTTTTCTTCTTTTTCTATTTTTTCAAGTTCCTTTTTTTGTTGCTCAACTGCCTGTTTAACATCACCTGAAAACTTGAAACTATCAGCAGTGTGTAGAACAAAATAAGGCTTATTGTTAAAGTCAATAAACTGCCAATATACTTTACCACCTCTTTGAACATAGGAGTAAACTTGTCCAACTGGTGAACCAGCAACAATAGTTCCAATTTTTACCAATGATGAATTTAACCTTGTCAAATCTTTTTTGGCAAATAATGTTTTTCCAATAATCTTGTCAGCAGTTATTTCAGGCATATTTATTTTCTTAACATTTTCAAAAGAAAGTTGAACTGCATCTTATCAGTTTCTGCCATTTCGCAAAGTAATTCAAGATCACTTGCTAAATGTGGATCAACTGCCTTCAGCCTTTCAACTGCATTATAAATACGTTCTTCGTTATCAATTTCGGTTTCATTTGTCATTGTTTCCGTTTGTTGTATTCCAGCTACGTGAGTTACTTTTTGAGTTGGTGCAAATAGACTGGAAATTTGTGAAAGAATCATTGTCTGTATTTGTGGAGATTTCATCAAACCAGCAAGGAAATTTTCCTCTTTAGGTTCATCATCATCATCCTGCTCCTCCATTTCCTGTTGCATTTTTAGTGCAGCTATTTCAGATCTCAAAGCATTAATTTCATTCATCAAATTAGGATTGCTCATCCCCATTTGTTGATATGGCATTATGTTTTGCACTTTATTAAGCTGGAATGTAATGGAGTTCAAAACCTCCATTTTTTTACCCTTATGCCCCAAAATTTGCAGCAAATAAACATTTGTATTATCAGGATTGG